ACACGTTTGAGCTTCAAGACAACTCTGGTCAATATGGAAACACAGAGCTAAACCTATGGAGTTGCTCTAATGCCGCAGATCTTTCAAGATGTGGAACGGGTGATTCTTTCTGTGTTGGTGATTCCGTAAGTCAATTTTATACCGCAACTGGAGGCACTGGACCTTATGTTTTTGGAGTCGTTAGTGGTACACTTCCTCCAAATCTTGTACTCGATTCAAATGGTAGACTACACGGCACGATAGCGGCTGTTGGAGCTTTCACGTTTACCATTTCAGCAACAGACACTTCAAGTGGATGTCAAGGTCAACAACAGTTCACCATAAACTCTGAATCAGCTACCCTATCAGGAACAGGTGGAACTTTCTGTGTTGGATCTGTTGTTAGTCAAAACTACTCTGCCTCAGGAACAGGACCGTTTATTTTCCAAATAGTTAATGGGTCACTTCCTTCAGGGCTTGTACTTGATTCTAATGGTCTTTTGCATGGAACAGTTACCGCAAGCGGTACATCAACATACACAATCCAAGCTACTGATTCTAAGGGCTGTTCCGATTCAAGACAGTTTATCATCGTTGTTACAGGAATCACTATTTCAGGTTTCTCAGGAGGATTTTGTGCTGGAGTCTTTGGTTCAAGCTATACAGCTTCGGGTGGAACAAGTCCTTATACTTTCACTCTAGTAAGTGGAACTCTACCAACAGGACTTGTACTTGATTCTAATGGATTTTTACATGGTACTTCAGCAACTCCTGGTAATTTCACTTTCACGTTGAGGGCAACGGATTCTCAAGGTTGCCACGGAGATCAGCAGTTTACGGTATCGATCGGCGCAATCGCCATTACAGGTCCAAGCGGTCATTACTGTCTAACTGGAAGTGTTGAACTTATTGATGCGCCTCCTGGTCCTCCAATCATGAATGATATTTGGACAGGAGACACCGTGAGTGGAGATTACTCAGCGTCTGGTGGCACTCCTGGTTATACGTTCTCGGTGCAAGGAACTTTGCCGTCTGGACTAGTGCTTGATTCTAATGGTCACTTACATGGGACCGTTACTGACGGTGGAACTTTCACGTTTAACATTGTTGCTACTGATTCAACAGGTTGTGCGGCGGGACAGTCGTTCACTATTATGGTATCACGTATCCAAGTCGCAGACGGATTCATAGATTCTTGCGCAGGATGTGTTATCAACCCAGTATCTCCTCCAACAGATAGTAGTTGTTTTCTTGATCTTGGAGACCTTATCGCTAGTGGAGGTGTTTCATCTACAAACACGGTTCCCGTTCAATATGTCTTTACAAAAGCAACGCCAACAGAAGTTGGAAATGTTGGGATGATTCAAACAGCCACGAACATTACTGTTGAAACGTTTCAATATGACGACGGTTCGTGGAGAGGTAGACTGAGAGGACAGGTTCAGCCAGTTCCAGGCGTTTATTATTTAACAGTCAAGATAGCAGACGAAGTTGGTTGTGCCACTTATCGTTACTATCAAGTTAAAAGTGAAGACTGCACTCCGCCTCCTGCTTGTGACTCTTCGTGTATGACCGGACCAGGTAACTTACAGGTTGCGTATGAGATAGTACCACAAGCTTGCTGTCTTGGAAATGGACCTGATTACTCAGGAACTGCCAATCTTGGTTACTTAGGTGACTCTTATGCCTTTGATGGTATACCAATACCAAACGCCTGGGCAAGTGCTGATATAGACATTTCATGTAACATCAATAACATTCAGTTTCCTGATCTAACTGGAAAGGTTCACGTTGACTTTGCCGTTGGACCATTAGTTGGTCATGCTGACGTTCCGCTAGGAGGTTGTGCTGGAGGATACCCTCAATTTTCGTGTGACATAAACATGTACTCTGGAGACGATCCAACTTTGCAAGCTATCATTCACTTTGCATCGTTAGGAGGACCTCCATGAGATTTCGTGACTGTGTTTATTCAAAAGACATAAACTTCAGTACAATGAGTCACTGCATCAATCCTGAAGCTGTGGCTGTTAACGGAAGAGCCCCAACATTTGAAGTTTGCAAGCGATGTCCATTTAAGAACAGACCGTTTGGAAACCAGCCACAGCCAATTCCAACTGTCAACCAAGCCGCAAAAGCTGGTAGAGCTATACTTACCAATGCAAAAGTTTCTCAAGAAACAATGGAACAAAGAGTTTTGATTTGTTCCACGTGCAAATTTGTGGGAAAATCAGCTGATTCAATGTGGTGCACGCTTTGCAACTGCCCACTAAGCATGGACGAACGTAAAATTTTTAATCTTGCCGCTCATGTTGAAAATCTTCCTCTGTATGGTTGCAAACACCCAGAGAGAAAAAACGGCAAAGGTTGGCCTCAGTAAGAAACTATACTTAGTTCATGTCTGAAATAAAGTTTCCAGTTCAAGCTATTTCAGTTGAATCAAACACCTCTTTGCAAGAGACTCCTGTTGTGTCTGATCCGTCTCTTCCTGTGGAGGGAGCCCTTCCACCTTTTCGTCCATGGACAGGTGGACAATATGTTGATGGCGTATGGACGGTCTTGCGAACTCAAGCGGATATGTCACAGTATCAGGTTGATTTCTCTACTCTTCTTACGGTCAAAGATCAGTCTACGCGATTTCTTGAAGACGTTAGACCAGCAACAAGATTTCCGAGACAAAGTCTCGTAGGTCTTGCTGTAAAGGACGTAGCAAACTACGCCGCGTTCCCAGCTGAAACTGTAATTTTTATTGGAAGTGGAGCAACTTCTGGAACTCTTAGTGATGGTTTTCCATCACCTCCGTATTCAGCAGAGTTTTCGTTCCAAGCTGGAGTTGACGAAATCTTAACTGGAGAAGTAAGTGGTAACGTTGTTACACTAAACTCTGACTCTGTCTCTGGGTGGTACGACTTTTCATACAACTCATATAACTTCGTTTTAGCAACATCTGGCACGCTGAGCGCTAAGTGGGTGCCAATAGGAACTGAAACTATTCGCGATGAACCTTCAACAAACGATAAAAACTTTTTGCCAAGACCAGAAGACGAATTAGTCGCAGCGTTTACTGGAAATGGTACGCTTACGCTTGATTTTTTGGCTGATGAATACCCGTGGAGAAGAGACCTGATTGGTTTAGGAGAAGAAGTTGACGCTGATACTGTGGAATTTATTAACCCAAGTCCAAGCGTCGCTGAATCTCAGACTATCACGGTGGTTGACCACAGAGGAATAGAGTTTGATATTTTTGCAGTAGACGTTTCCATCTCAAATCCGACATACTCGTTAGTTGAAAAACAAACCTATGACAATAACACGTTTGCTCCAGAAGTATCGACAGGTAGAAAAGCCATTACTATTGATGCAAATGGAAATTTGTTTTTTGCTTGGTCACTTATGGGAGTTCTTGTTGCTGACATTTCTGCGTTTTTATCTGTACTAGATGATTTAGTTGCTTGGTTTCCACTAAACGAAACAAGTGGAGACGACCTTGTCATACAAGATAAGACAAAATACAAAGCTGGAGCAACCGTTGTTTCGAGTCTTTTACCAGAAAATCGAGTTTGGGAATCAGACTTCACAGGGGTAACAGCTGACTTTGGTTGGCAACTTTGTTTTAACCAAAAAACTTCAGCTATAACCGTTTCAAAATACAGGGAAATAGAAGATGAAGTTTGTCTTTCATTTTTTGTCAATCCACTTCCTACTCAAAACTCTGGAACTGGGTTTTCGACTTTCTTGTCTTTCGGTCCTATCAGAGTTGAAATTCAAAACGACACGTCAGCTCCTTCATCAATCAACATTTACTATGAAGATGTCTCTAGAAACGACATCTTGCTTAATTCAACTCCAATAATTCTTATCGGATCACAAAACAATTTCGTTTCAATAAGAAGATCAGGTACGTCTGTCTGGTTTGGAACGGGAGACCTGAACAATCCGGTCACCGAACAAGTGGTAAGTGGAAACTTTAGAAGCTTTGACATTAAAGATACAGATTTGACTCTGTCATCCGTCCAACGTCGTTTCATGGTTTGTGACCTGCGTGTCTGGAACAGTGCGTTGAACACAGATCTTGTAGATCAAGTTCGGTCTCCACGAAGCTCGATACTTGACGTGCCAGAACCAACCAGTTTTTTCAACAACCTATCAGGAACTCGACGTTATTTCCTTTCAACACTGTCGTCTAAGCGGGTTGTTCCAGTTGAACTTGGATCCGACAACACAAAACTTAATAATCTGATTAGGGTTCAACGTTACTCAGGTACAGGAGAGTTTGTGGGAGATAGAAGATTCAAGCAAGTAGGTCTTGGAGGAGGACAAGTCTTACCGTCTCCTTTCAAACTAGGAACACAAGGATTTGACGTCAAAGGAAACGGACTTGCTGTCGTCTCAACCCAAATTGGAAACTTACCAGGATTCAACAGAGTTCCAGGTGAAAGCGGCCCTGGAACTGGTTGGAACCAAGAAACTTCTCCAGGACTTATTGTATTGGTTAACCATTCGGTTGGAGGAGATCAACGAACTTCAATCGGAGCTCCATCGATCACCAGTACTGCATTAATGTCTCCGTGGCCAAACAACATGGAAGCAACAAATCCAGCACAAGATAGACTTTATGTCAAAGGTGATGGACACGTGTTTGAAGTTTCATTAGATGGAGACGCTACAGAGTCTGATGATCCTGTTGTTAGTGTTGTGTTAACCATACCGGCAAAAATGGTCATTGGATCTTCAGGCACGATTTCAGAACTAACTGATGCTGTTTCTTTGTTGACAAGTCAATGAGCAATTACCTATCAGTTTCAGGTGGAAATCTGGTCTATACGTCTGATGGAAACGTGCCGGTTGCTCCACCGTCGTTTTTATATTTGAACGATTACCTTAAGGTTAACGCGACAAACATCTGTCAGCGGTGGGCTAATCCAAATAATATCGGAGATGCCAGCGTAGCAGCTCGTGACACGGCTGGAGATTTAATTTTCAAGAATACTGACTATCTTCCGATTAACTCGCACGGAATTGGAAACTACCGTCTCATGCTTGATGTTGGAAATATCGGAGCGCTTGATGACGAGTTTCCAGGTTTTCAAGTTGAAATCTCGTTCGAGTCTACAGCTGGGGTAGTTTCATTTACTGCCGTGTTGCTTGAGAATGGAAGGTTTCTAAATCCACCTAGAACTACCGAAACCATTGACTTCCAAATTACCAGTCCACTTGGAACTCCAGATCTACTAACAGAATGGGCACTACGAATTCACTGGACCAATCCGCGCAGTCTTCCAAATCGAGGTCAAATTCGAGTACTAGGAATCTACGGGTATAAGATCAGGCAGACAAACACACTGCTCTACAGTATGGATTACCAGAGTGGACAGCTAGTTCCAACTCCAATAGACGTTGTGAATGGAACACCTCCAACTATACCTGGAGGTTGGGTTGAGGAGTTAAATAGCAACGGGATTTTAGTTGGATATGTCCATGAGTCATTGGTTACGTCAACAAGTGACGCTCCCGGAGACTTCGTGAACAACTCTGTCTATCCGGTTTCAAACTTGTTAACCGGTTGCACCGAGGATCGTCGAGAAGACATCCTTCTTGAAACTGACATGCTTCTACCTGATGATACGCTACCAACTGGTCCTGTTGTCACCCTAGGAACAATCTGGTATGACATCGTTGAGCTTCCTGGAGGTACGTTCAATGGCACAATAGTTAACCCAACACCTCCACCGGTTACGCCTCCACCGGTTGTTATTCCAACATTCATTTCATTCGATGAACTTCAAGGCTCGTTTGACGGTCTACAAAACTCAATGGACCAGATGGGAGTCAGATGAGCAACCATATTGGAGATACTCTACACCTAGGACTTAACGTTTCCGTCGGACCTCAGACTCGGTATGTTTGGGAATTTTGGGATGGTACGATCTTAACAACAATTGAACCCTCTATTTCGAAGGTCATTAACCAAACCGGAAACCTCAGCGTCACTGTCTATGCTGTTGATGCTTACGGTCAGTCGTCAGTCCCAATAACAATACCTGTAGTTGTTGAACTAAGTCCGATAGTCGGTGAAATTGACATTCCAATCAACGACCGTCCTTTTCCGTATGTTGCATCAGGAACTATTCCAGCTTCAGACCCAAACGGATTTGCGCTGTCTGTTGTTTGGGGTGGAGATCCAATAATTCAAAACGAGGTAACGTTTACGTCAAACGGTTCATACGTTATCTCAGGAACAATTGTTAAATCCGGTTTCTTATCAGCAACGTTCGTCAATAGCGCGATGGAAAAGTCTGTAGCGCTACTGGAGTTTAGAGGTACGACAAACGAAGAACCAACCATTTTCGACGCTCCAGACTCACTCAACGTAAGTGTTGGTATTGGAAACGAACTTTCCGTTTCAGCCACAGCTTTTGACCCAGATGGTTTTCCATTGTTCTTTTCATGGGAATTTTGGGATGGTGTTTTAGATCCAGGAGTAAACGACTACGCTGGAAACGGTGTCACGATAAACACAGTCACGCGTCTGGTTGAACTTGAAACAACCGGCACCAAGATGTTAAACCTCGTAGTTCGTGACAACGCTTTTCACTCCGTAAGCAAGACAATTCCAGTCGTGCTTTCATAGTTTACTTTTGTCTGTTCATCTGCTATACTCTTACCATGCCTCAAAAACAAAAAGACCAAGGTGAGAAAACCATGACCCCTCCAGAGCCAGTCTCGTCCTGCTGCGGGGCGAGGATGCGAGTAGCTTTCAACAGCAAGGTTGCTGGTATTGATGCAACCAACTGGCATGAGTGTGAGAAATGCGGCCAGCCCTGTGACGCTCGGCAGGAGATGGAGGAGCGGCAAGCACTTACCGTCGCACGGTCCTTTAACAAAGATCAGATGTGTCATTGTGCGCTAGAATGGTTTGGTTGCTGCTTAGTCGTCGAAACTCCTGAGCGTTTGACCAAAAGTGTCCAGTTAATTTGTTTACTTTTTGATGTTCATCTGCTATACTCTTATTACGACGAACAACTAACCAAACGGAGACGATAATGGCACTCAAATCAATCACAGCGCAAGTTGTTGCAAAACCCGCGAACAAGAAAGAAGCTGCTCCGGAAACTACGGTCAAAGGTAACGCGATTTCACGGTATGTCAAGGCGTACGTTGCCTTGAAGGACGCAAAGGCCGTTGTGGATGAACTCCGTCCTTTCGTTCTGAAAGATGCGTTGAAGTTCATGTTCAACCACAACTCATCCAACCCAAAGAATCCGGCGTCCACAGTCAAGGTTGGAGACGCTGAAGAAGTTGTGCGTGTTTCTTTCCAAAACAAATATAGTGTCGCCGATGCTGAGTCCGTTGACTCTGTGTTCTCGGAGTTTGGCAAGGACATCAACACTTACGCGCAAGAAACCATCAAGGTTGCATTCGACAGCAAGGTGTTCCTTGACGCGGAAGGAAACACGCGTCCTGAAGTTTATGAAGCATTCCGAACGGCATGTGAAGCTGTGGCGACTAAGATGAAAGTTGCTAACCCGCTGAGCAGCAAAGTGGTGGTGTTGCCTAAGCCCAACTTCCACGAAGACCGTTGGACAGATTTCACGGCCGAGCAAAACGCCCGCTTGACGGAAGTTCTGCCGAACACCGTGACCATCACTCCGCTGAAGAGTGAATAGTTCGTCGAGCGCACGGTCAATTCGGACCGTGCGCTTTGACGGTGATAATTTCGAACAATCGTTGGTTCACCAGTGATGCGAGTCATGTGAACATCTGGTCCGGGAACTCGCGGAGTCCTCCCAACCCGGGAGAATAAATGAGGACCTAGGCATCACAAAATTTCGGACATCCGTGGGTTCACCACGTGACGCTGCAAGTGAACATCTGGCCGGCAAGCCGTGGAGTCGCCCCTTGCCGGGAATAACTGGCGACCTAGGCGTCACAAATTTCGAAAACCGTCACCACGGTGGTGTGAGTTCTCGGGTGAGAGATCCGCGAGGACCAGTATGGATTCACACCGCCCACGTTTTCAGTGGAAAGCGACAGGCGAGACAGCGTCACAGAGTAGGACCTACCGTAAGTAGGGACCGAAACTTTAACGAGTGCTCGCTGGTGAGACGAGACCAGCACTCCACTGGATGAATTTATGACGACAGTTGAAATAGAGTTACGTAAGTTGCTCAAACGCTACGGCGTGAAACACGAGTTTAGATTTTACCACAATGGGAACAAATCTTACTTCGAGTGTTCATGCAAAGAACGAAGGCCAGCGGTTGATTCAAACCACGCTCAAGATTTATGGTTGGATCACGTTGCGCGTTTTAAGCTCGAAGCAGAACAAGCAACCAGAGCTTTACTAGCTTTGGGGTTGGAGATACAATGAAAGATTGGATTGCAATTTTTGGATTTGACCCAAAAGCGGTGATTGCCAAGGCGGCAATCACAGGACAAATAAAGTATCCGCCTCCGGTTGTGTTTGACGGTGAAACTGTTCAAACCACTGAAGTGACTGACGACGTGCCTGATAGTGGTGTCTTGTCTGTCAAGGATCTTTCGAAATCTATCGGGTGAAGCAATGGATAATAAAAAGTGAAAGCCCGATCTGACTCTAGTTTTTGCATTAGCTTGATTGCATTCTTTCTGTAGCCGCTTGTTTGACGGTCGATAAACATCACGATGTGCGCTTCGTTTTCGACGCCATCCACTTTCTTCCTCAAGAACCTGCCAAGAATTTGTCGAATGTATTCCCACGAACTGACAGCATCGGCAATAATTCCAGCCTGAATTTCGTTAATGCTGACTCCTTCTTTTACGATGCTCGAAATTAGCACAGAACCTGGGTGTTTCTTAAACCAGTCAAAAGTTTCATCACGTTCTTCAGTAGAGTGGTCGCTATACAAAATCTTGACAAGCGATGGATCAATTTGCTTTGTTATCATCGCGTGCAAGATGCTTATATGAAGCGTACGAGTGCACACAATGAGAGTTTGCTTTTTCTGGTCACTGAAATACTTTGCCCATTCTACGATTAACTCATTACGCTCCTTGAACGTCGTGATAGCTTTGTCGTACGTACGCTCAAGCAAACACCACTTGGATTCAATGTCGTACTCTGAATCGTCTATCTTAATCCGATGATGACTAACAATCTGAATTGGATTTTTCTGACGATCCAACTTGACTTTCCCGTTGTCATCATACTCAACCGACGGACCAAGGTAAAGTCCACGTTTCCAAGTATCACCGAGAAGCACCCACGCTTCTGTCTCTAAATTAGGTTGGTGTGGGTATTCCTTGAACTTCAAGATCCAGTTTTCGTTGTCAATCAAAAGTATATGAGGTTTCGCCAGTCTTCCAGAATCGACAAGCGGCGCAGTTTCAATGTTATTCATCACTGGACCAAATAATCCAACCATCTTAAGCTTACGATCTGAACCTTCCCACGTTGTGTCTGATGCTCCAAACCGAAAAAAGGCTGGGATACTTAACACTAACTTTTCAGATGAAGGACTTTGGGAGTGGTGAACCTCATCGTAGATAAGACACAAAAACGTTCTCAAGAAACCGCACTTATCAAGAAACTCACGATTCTTTGATAGCATTTGGTAAGTTGCGACAACCATGTCGCTGCCGTGTTCGTTGATATAGTCGACTTTATGAACTATGGTATCACCTTTTGGTTTACCTCCTCCAAACTGTGCTATGCTCCAGCTTGGAAGCATTTTGCTCGCTACCTCGAAAACTTGTTTCACCAAACGCTCTGTAGGAGTAATGTAAAGGACGCGGGCTTCTGGAAATCGGCGCTTTACCATCGAAGCTGCTGCGCAGAATGCTGCGGTTTTACCTCCACCGACTGTAACTTTATTGATACCTATCGCGTTTACAAGCCAGTCAACAATGCATCTACGTTGGTCCTCGTCTAACTCGAAATCAGCTTCAATAAGATCATCTGGTAAATCGTCTATGACCATTCCTGAAAATGGTCTTGGTAGGAGTCCTTTCCTTTCAACATGAATGCCTCTAGTTTTACAAACTTCAAGAAGTCGACTAAGGTGTCCACGTTTGATAACTCCGAGTGTATCCGACAAACGCTTGAGCAAATTCAGGTAACCGTCCCAACCTTTTCCTGTCTTCTTCCAAAGGATATACGAATCAGCCATCCAGTAGTGATCTGGGCGGTACTTGAAAGACGCTAAAAGTGCGTTAAGATCTTCAGGATTGCTAGCGCTAATTTTTATACGTGTAGCTGTTTCTGTTAACGAAATCATGTACTATAGAATTGCTTTCAACTTTTCAATAACATCATCAGGTTGAATAGCTCCAATCACTTCACAGACTTCCCTTGGACCTGAGGATTCTGGACAAAACGAAGGAAACGTAGGTCTGTTAAAATTACAAGGCGCTTGCGGACACCACGATTTTTTGAAAATTGGTATGTGGTTTTTGTAGTATTTTGTCCTGACTTCTGGATTTAGTGGTCCCCACAAACCAACACACGGTATTCCAGCAGAACCAGCTAGATGAACCATCACAGAGTCTGGTGAGACTACTGCTGACGCTCTGTAGCAAAACGCGATCAAATCTCGAAGAGTTTGGAACTTACACGGCTCAACATTTTTTAGACCGAGTTTTTGAACTCCTTTCGAGTATGACTCAGAAACCAAATCATCATACAAAGCCAACCAAGTGACGTCTGGAAAAGCTTTCGCTAAACTTCCTAACAAGAAAACACTTGAGTCTGGTGGAAGTGACCTTACAGGACTTGATGCTGAAAGCTGATATAGGCATATCTTTTTTCCTTTGTGAAATTCATCAGCTCGTTTTTTCTCGAACGCTGTACAGTACGGCAACACAGACTTCTGTTCAAACGGAACGGCGTTGGGGTTTATTCCAATTCTATTCAACATCAAATCGACAGGATGAGACTGGTCTGTGTGCTCGTCAAAATTAGAGACAAACTCGAACAAAGCAAAATGGTCAAACAACGAAAAAATTTCAAATTGAATCGGGAGCATGCTTACTGATTTGATCCATGGAAGATACCACCAAATAACATGGTTTCCAGGATCTGCAATGACGTGAACGTCGTATCCTAGGTCAGCAAGAATCTTTGTTACAGGCCAGGCTAATATCTGGTCACCGTATCCACCGGCTCCATTGTAAAACAATAACTTATTTTTTCCATCGTTTGCTTTTACGTTGAACTGTTCGATGCGTGGTTCTACTCTGGTGGTTCTGAATATCAACGACGTAAGAGTTGTGTCAGTTTTCAATTTTGACAGCTGGTGATCTGAGAACACAATCGGACGCAAAGCTTCAGCCTGAAAACTGTGCACTCCACCAGACTTTGTGAATCGAATTGCACACGATTCTGAGAATGAGACAATTGTCATTTGTTTCTGATCGTTTCCAAGAACTGTCGCCCTCTTCGGGTGAGTACCAGTTTCATACCCGATACCGAGCTAGTTAGTTTAGCAATTTCTAACGCGTTAGCATCTTGAATTAACACTGAATCTAGAAAAATAGAGACGTGTCCTCGATGGTGGAGTGAAAATCTAATCGTTGACAGGTCGTATCCTGTACTTTTCTTTGAAACTGCTAATATCAATTCATCTAATGTCACCATTTTTAGAACACAGTAGTTATAGTGGAGCAACCAACAATGAATATCAAAAAGAAAGCGGATTCCTTCAACCAATACACCTGCGATTTTTCCTACGGTGAACTGTGTGCGATGGTTGACTCTCTTGAAAAAGACCACGCTGGAGCTATTGCGGACGAACTTTTTGCCGGTTTGAAGTGGTACTTGGAAAAACTGCCAAAGCCAGGTACTGAAGAAGATGAAAAAACTGGAGCCAATCTAAACGCTGAACTTCCGGATCCTGAAGACCACGAAGGGTATGACGAAGGAAACTTAGAGCCGTCTGAAGCAGAACAGCGCGGAGCAGATGAACGTGTTGGTGATGAAACGGAAGGCGCACCAGCTGAAGACCTTCCAGAACCTGAGTAATGGTTTTTGAATTCTGGACTGATAACTGAAGAGTCACGTCAAGTGACTCTTCAAGATTTACAAGCGCTAAAAGTCCAAATTGAAGAGCATATCAACCTTGGACTTCAGGCTCATGGCGCATTCATTTCAAATACAGCGTACAAAAATCTCAATGGAGACACGATTAGTACAAAGGTTCTCTGCCTACCTGTACTGATAAACTCTACTAGGGCTGTTGCTTTCATACCGATTCTACCAGCAATCTCACTTCCTCAGTCTCCAACTGTCATTTCACTCGCCACAACGCAGACGGTTTTTTCAAAGTTAGTGTCTCTATTGGTTAGCTCAAGCTCTGGTCAAATCGAAACTGCCTTAAATTTTACCAAAAATACGCTTCAACTTCACGAGAAAGACGATTACTCTCAAACCCACAAAGTCATCACTGCCATCGTTCAATCGTATGTCGATGAGTTCAACGTAGAAGTTGGAAACAGAATTGTTCAATTAAACGACACTGATGGTTCTACCTATAACGTTCCGTGTCGAATTGGTAGCGCTATCTCTTTTCCAAACATTCCATCGATTACAAGCGCAACATGGACCACAGGTCAAGTTTTCCTAGAGGTCAAATTTCCTGGAGCAACCGCGTATTCTGTATGGAGAACTACAGATCAAGTTTCCAACGCTATCCAGATTGCGTCAGCACAGACCGGAAGCTTGTTTATAGACGTTGGTTCAGTCGGTGGACTTTCAAACTACGTGCCATACCAGTATTTCATCGTCTCATCAAACATTAACGGCTCACAACCGTCAACAACAACTGCTCCAATAATCGTACTCCCACAGGTTTCGCAGGTTAAAATTTCTCACAACAAACTTTCAATTACTCTAAAATGGAATCCAGTCAGTTCTGGTTCATTTGGGTACAAGATCTACAGAAACAGCGTACTTGTAAAAACCACAACAGACGTTACAATCATCGATTCTGTGGTAGCTCATGGCACGTACAACTACAACGTTACTGCTTTCAATGCCAACGGAGAATCTGTTCCATCGGTAACTGTTTACGCGACGGTATGATAACAAACACAAACTTAATCACTGGACACCGTCTTGATGATTTGACGGACATAGCCACGTATCTTGATGGATTAGTTCGAGATCACGTAGGATCTGTTTACTCTGAAGTTCATAGTATGTCTATCGTTGGAAATCCGTCTTCAGCTATTGGACCTAACGGAACTCTGACAATACTTGACTCTTACGGAAACAATCAATTTGGTTTCTTTTCGACTGGAACATCCACCGGTTCAGGTGATACTGGCACTCACCTTGTTGGAAGATCTGTAGTTCAGTTTTCACTTCCAAGTCAGTATGGTACGTTATGGTGTATGCCTGCAGATCTATCGTTGACAGGTCCTCCAGAAGCCGTCCAATTCATACCACTTCAAACTATCTTCACAAACAAAAACGTGACTATCTCTGAGACGTTCACTATCCAAGCTACGATAAACGACAAACACAGCAAGGTTGTTTCAAACCCGAATTATCTGTCAGTCTTTTCACCAATTCCTGCAGGCGCACCGAACCAAGTTGACGTTACATTTACAGCTGAAGCTGAAGGAACAGCTCCGATAGCGTTTGCTTGGGAAATTTATCGTGGCATCATTCCAACTTCGCTGGCGGGTTTCAACTTCGATTCAACTAAGTGGTCTACCTTATCTCAAGGCGGTCAAGATGAAAACCAAGGTTTCAAGATTCGTTACAGTGTATCTTTTGTAATCAACCCTGATGGGACTGTTACTGGTTCAAAGCTGAACATTAGCTACGTTGGTCCAGGTGGAAATCAAACCAAGTATTTGCTACTTCGCTGTCGAGGATCTAATCAGTTCAATACTGCTTACAGTGGATTTGTCTTGTTTGGAGCGCACGACTCAACAAACACCGGTTGTTTCATTGTAACAGCGGCTGCGGATCATCAAGAAATGGTGGATGATTTTAGAACATTCAGAGATACTTTTATGAGCGACAAGATGGACGAAGTAAACGAATACTATGAAATTGCTCCAGTGATTGTTTCTTCTATCTGTTCAATGACGAACTGTAACGTTGTTTTTGATTACATTCGAGACACTTTCCTTAAGCCGGCTTGGTTAGCTATCAAAGAAAAAAGAAACGAAGACGCCTACAAAATCTACTCGAGGATGATTGCAATCCTACGAAAGCGGTTTTTGAAGTAAAAAATCACACGGATAAAGACCGAGATAAATCGGTTCACCGTGGATTTCACGAAATTCTTGGTGTTCATAAAGCTTATTGAACAACGTTACATCTACAAGTTCGGTAATTGATTCACCTCTTATTAGAGTGAATCCTGCTCGTTGGAACTCGTTGATAAAATCAAACCACGAATGAAACACAAAGCCAAAAACACGCTCAGCGTTTTGGACTTCTGTGTTCATCTTTTGAAACTCAACTCCATCCCAAGCAAAGTCCTTAACATAAAGATAACCACCTGGTTTAAGGACTCTGAACGCTTCTGCAAGGGTTTCGAGAAGATTGTTTGAATATCCAATACTTTCATTGAAAGTTACCAGGTCATACGTCTCATTTTCATCCAGGATGACCCTGAAGTCCTCCAATCTAGGTCTGAAGTTAGAGTGTTGAAGACATGAAACAAATTGAACCTGTGACAACGTGGACCCAACAACAGTACAACCTAAATCAGCTATAATGATAGATGGTCCTCCAACACCGCAACCAGCGTCGTAAACCAACATTCCTTTGGTCGCTGCACAACGGTTTGCGTAGATTTCAACGTTAAGGAATGGCGCGGCTTGAAAGGTATTGCCAAGGATCGCGCGGTAAAGTGCGGTCCACCTATTCCAATAGGAAGCTTGGTCCATTAAGTTACTGGAACAGGTCTCATCGCAACAAGAACTGAAGCCACAAACTCACCAGTCATATTACCAGCGTTCTTTATCTGGACAATTAACTCTCCTGGTCCGTAGTAATCTGTAGCAGCTGTAAGTTCTAACGATGTAGTCACGAGATTTACTCCGTTTACTCCACCAACAAGCCCACCAAACGAAGGATTCCACCAAATCGTTAATTCGCCGAGACCACCAGGAAACGAAGCGATAATTGCGCTAACAATACTGACTTGGTAACCAATTGGTATGCGAAAATTTGTCGTTGGTTCAGCTATGGTCGGAGGTAGCGTTGTCCTTACAACAGGAACCTGAATCAATTGAACCGTGTTGTTCAATACAGAAATAACTTCGTTCAATTTATCTCGAAGCAGGTTATCACGAAACGCCAAATGACGCGTTGGATTAGAAATTGATACCGAGTTGAGTCCGTCTTCTTTAGAGAAGTGTCGAACGTCTCCATTTGCGAAATCAATAGGAGCGCCATCTGGAATGGTTAACGGAACGATCTGCTTGGAGTTAATCTGCATAGCCTAACTACGACACCTTCCAAATTCAGCACACGCACCAAAATCATCAACAGCTCCAAAATTTCCACACCGCTTACAACGTCCCTGCCGAAACGGTGGAGGAGGTTCTTTATTTGCAGTTGCAGATTTCTTTTCAAGACTAGTAAGATTATAGTTGCTAAGATAGCTTGGAGGTGAAACAGCGATTGAAACTGCAAAAGATCCGTTAATGAAGCTATTTCGAGGACCAAACGGATCGTAAATTCCAGGTCCCATTAGATGTTCCAATCCAGAGTGTGAGTAGCGATGAACTTTTTGAACAGCGTAAACCTGTAACGGATGCGTTTTCCAACCAAAAACTGTCGACGTTTTTTGATGACTCCTTCCCGTTGACGACTAAAACCCATATTTACCACCCGCGCTTCTCTTAGCTGAGGAGTTAACGATCCAACATTTCCAATGTTAATTTTAGAGCCTGAGACAATTGCGTCCTCGAACACAGCCGTCATAGCTTCATACGCTCGTCCAGCTTCAGTTACCGACATGCCACAGTAGGACGTAAACTTTTTAACAAAATCAGCTCTATTTACAGATGTAGCTGTCACGGTGAGTCAAACTGTAAGTTGATTTGGAATTCTTGGTTTTTGATTTTCGACACTAAGATAGAATCAACCGTAGCCACTCGTTCTTTTCCTTGAACTCGAACACTTACAACTTGAACTCGAGGTTCCCACATAGCGATGGCTCTGACAATTTCATCCTTAATCAAGCCTTCCAGATCTGGAACATTTTGCTCAAATAACAACGCTCTCAAATTGGTGCCGTACGTTGGCTCCATTACCCGTTCACCAGGGGAGGTTATCAACAACATTTTAACCGACGACTCTAGAATCTCAGTGTCTTTGGAAAGGTTCAAGTTCCACTGGCTTTCGTTCGGAAAACCGTTGTCGCGTGGAAGAATTGGACCAAACACTACGCCGACATTTTGTTCTTTTACTTTAAGTCCTTGGACATGGAATTGAATTGTTTTTACAGCTGAGTCAGCAACTGGAGCTCGATAGTTATAGGCTGTTACTGTTATTGTAAAATCACCTGAGACAAAACCGTGAGTAAGGTTTGATGTTTTAGGCAAACCTCCTTTAGCGATAACCACAAGCGGAGAACCATCTCCCCAGTTCACCGTACCTGTAGCGACAGTGATAAAAGGATCACTATCTGTTATGACGGTCTGAAGTGACACGACAGCTTTTCCAGTAACGTCAATTTCTGGACTTACTGGAGTAAGTGTTGTAACGATATTGATCATCAGTCAAATTTCATGTACTGACGCCACGGTGCTTCCTTGTTTTCTTGGATAGGTCGTGGTTGTTGAGTTTGTTGACCTGAAAGTCGTCGCGCTTTTAGTGGATCTTTTCCAAACGATGAAAAGACCAAATCATTTTCAGTGATGTCCGGCATTGATGCGACACCGTTTAATTTTCTCCACACACGATTTTCATTAAGGATAGGTTTCTTACCCTCGATAACCGCAGAAAAGTCTCGAAGTAAAGTTGAACGAGGTCCAAGATTTTTCTCAATCTCTTCGAGAATTCGTGCTGTCGAAGGAGACGATCTACGAACACCTTCTTCCTGAGGCGTTTCAGATGGAAGTGACGTAATAAGCGTGTTAACAATATCATCAGGCAAATGGATGTATCGTTTAAACATGATTTCAATCCACTGCTGTTTTGGAAGACCGTATTTTTCCATAACGTCTCCCATCGCAGTCATAACTTCAGACTGAAGCTTCAGAGTTTCCATTCTCATTTGGTCTTCAAGTGATCCGATTGGAGGCATCTTAGCTTGAAGGTCAAGTTCCTTCAAATCTTTACCTTTTAACAAGGCATGAAAGTAACCTAACCACGTATAACCATTGATGATAGGGCGTCTGATGGACTTTATTTTCCTCAAAAATCTCATGTCCTGAGCTAGCAGTGCTTTTCCTGAAGCAGGACCTCCACCTTCACCACCGGCCGCAGGATTACCAATACCGATCCACGATTTCGGCATTCCAATAATAGCAAAAAACAAATTAGTCAACATCTCAATATCATAAACGTCAGGGACGTTCGCGGTACCAGCGATCTTTTCGATACCGTGAGTAAATCCCTTAGGCTTTGCAACCCACAGTATCGTGTCAAGAGACATTGAATTGTAGTATGAAAAGAAAGCGGCTGGATCTCCTGATGGATCGTTTGAACTTCCAAATGAAAGTTTTGAACGAAGACTCTGTTTCCAACGTTGAACTGTTCTCATCTGTTCCATCGGAGGCTGATCTTGAACGTCAATGTTGATTTGGTAGCGGTCTGGTTGAACTTGCGCTCTGTGAACCACCATTTGATCTAAAGCGAGTCTTAGTTTTTTGTAGATTCCCTGTGCCTCGTCAAAGACTGGTTCACCGTGTTCAGACATTCTTAACCGATACATTCTTCGAAAATGAAGAAAGTCCCACGGATACCAAAGATTGTCGATATTCTGAGAATCTCCGATAGATATTCGCTCAATGGGGTGTCCTTCAGCGTCTGTAAATGCGTCGTCTTTGTCTTTTGGTTTGTTACCCTCCCACCTAAAACCAATGCAACGACGATTTCGTTGCAACCAATAACGACGGACATCGAACGGGTGAACGAAAGTCATCCCAAGCACACCTTCATTTTGAGCGTAATCTAACTTCTCAAATGAATTTCCCAAACCAGCCGTATACCATACCTGAGATGGAAGTAAACTTTCAACATCCAACCTCAACAACATGTCGTTCAATTCTTCTTCAAACCCAACGTCGTTACACTCGTACCAAATAGTCGCAGGACTGTGTTCGTCCTTTTGAGTAGCTTCATCAACAATTTCCACCAAAGCCGCAGCCATTAAATCCCAACCAGCCATTTCCTCCCACAACTGAATCATCGAGTCAAACGTCACCGGACGTTTCATCATGCTTCCATAGCGCGTCCACAACTCTACGTTAGCAATCTTACCGCGGTCTTGAAAATCTGACCACAGGTTGTCCCTTGTTTTCTCGTTGTCAGGACGAGGAATCAAATTCGAAGACACGCCTGTTCCAGTTAAACCAAGCTTATTCAGTAATGAAGCTGATATTGAATCATTTGCCATAAACTATGTACATTTCCTACAAAGACTAGAACATCTAACCAGGTTTTAATTTGTTTACGTTTACTTAGTCGAAGTGACGCGATAAAAAATAAAACACGCACCGTGTTCTTACAAGTAGCATGAGAGAGAGAAAAGAACGAGTTATCGCATTTAGAATCCCAGATGAGACTGGGGACGAGTTAGACAAATCCGCCGAAACGACGCCTGTCCCAGGAGTAAGATCCGGAAATCAGCTCGCAAGAAAACTCGTGCTTGATTTTGTTCATGGAAAACTTATCTACCTCAACCCAATCGACAGGTTGAACGATCCGTCACTCGCGGAAAGTTAAGTCAATTCCGTCTAGTAACCTTGTAACAATAGATTCAACCGTGGTTGCGGCTGTCATCTCAACAGGTGACCTAAAACCTGCTTTCTTAGCAAGTTTTGCTCGTACTACCGAACCAAAACCTGAAGTCATTTTTCGTTTCTTCATCGCTCTCATTTTCTGATCTGGAGGAAGTAGGTGTAGTTCACGTTCAGCATCTAACTCAGCTTGAGTAATTTGATTTAACTGAGTAAGGTTGGTGTTGCCACTTTCAGCTTCTTCCCACGTGTATATCTTGTTGTTTTGTTCCCACCTATACTCATCAGGATTGAGTCCTAATGCGATAAAAACGTTCCTCATGACAGAAAATATGCCCTTTTTGGCCATGTTTTCAAACGACATCCAAGAATTTACTACTTTGTGATTTTTCCAAATTCGTAGGCGAATGTCTGCGTAACCAAGGATATTATTTACACAATCTTCATTGTCTTCAAGACCGTCCATCCCAACCCACCCGATGCCATTTTCTTTAAGTTCCTTCAAAATGAAGTCAACTGGCACTTTGCCAAGTTTTCGCTGTTCAATTTCATAGTTTGTCCTTACCCTGCTTTTCCTAAAGTCAAGAAAAGAATGTCCACTGTCTTTGTTCAATGAAAAAATTGCAGCATAATGACTGTCTTTTACAAAATCATCATCACTGATATTCTCTGGATCAAAAAACGTGTCTTTACCGACGTTGGAGATGTTGACAGAGATGTTGTTTCCGTACCCATACTCATACCGGTTTTTACCGATAACGAGGGTATCAGGATTTTCCAGAAGGCTATTCAACCGTAATTTTGAAACCGACATGTTTTTGACCTTTGTCTTCAAACTTTACGGTTTTAACGTCTCTAACAGGTCCGAATAACCTAACAACTTCAGGTAGTATTTGGTCTGGAAACTGGATGAAGTCGAGCTCTACTGTCTCATCGACGATGTTGATGTTTTTGAGATGGGCAAGCAACGACGGATACGAAAAAATTCGAAGCATTAACCGATCTGCAAATACTTTTATTCCGCTGTCTTCGTCTTCGGTAGCTTCAAAAAAATAATCAACAACTTGAACAGTGTTCACAAGCTAAATACTGTTCAAAGCGGAAGAAACAATCCGGCGTGCAAACCGTCGAAGCCATGAACGATCTACGCTCTGTTCAATGGATAATCCAAACCAAACTGGACGTTGGATTTCAATTGAGCAAATTTCTTTACTATTCAAAAATAACTGATAGAATCTGTTCACAGTTTAGGTAGTTTACCCTCACCAAGATAGAACAGATTTGGTCAGTTATCTGTTTGTTAGCATTGATTACCAATCACCAACTTCAGTAAGCAAGTTGCGTCTGTTTGTGAACAAAAACTACTGAACGTGTCTTTACAGCGAAACCTATCAACGCCACCGCAAGATCCGGTTTTCCTTTACTTATTTTGAACGCAGCTTCGACAAGTTCCCCAAATGTAACTGTCTTTTTCGCTAGCCTTTTCATTTTATCCTTTGTCTTTATCCTTGTTCTTTTAGACATGAACGAAAATATCCTGTCACGAGATCTTCGGCTTTTTCACTCAAAATTTGGTCTTCACTATGACGGTCCTCCAAGATTCTTACCAGAGGAACTTTCTAAGTTGAGAATAGTTCAACTCCACGAAGAAGTAAACGAATATGAAGATGCCGTAAAAAACAAAGATCTTCATGGACAGTTCGACGCACTCATTGATATGATCTATTTTGCTGTCGGAACAATTGGAGTTCATGGATTTCCATTTCAAGAAGGTTGGGACAGAGTTCAAGCAGCAAACATGGCAAAGGTTAGAGCTACATGTGCCGCTGATTCAAAACGCGGATCTGCCAGCGATGTTGTTAAACCTCCTGGTTGGACTCCTCCTGATTTGAGCGATTTAATCTGCACTCCGCAGCATCCAAGTCGTGCTGATTGCCTATGAGGTTTTTGATTTATGCTGACGTTCATGATGAAGACGGATATGAACGACTTTTTTCAAACCCTCTAGAATCGTTGCAACACTTTAGAGTAAAATCACTCTTTACCCTAATCGGGTCGGTATACAAAAAGTTTAACTGTGACGGGGTGGTTGACCTTGGAGACACAACGTCAGACAGAAATAGTCTTTCACACCAAACAATCAACACCATTCTTGAGTCCATCGAAAAACTAAACACGGGTAACAACTACAAACTGATCGGAAACCACGAACAGTACCTGCGTAACACCAAAATTCACGTCGGAAAGTTATTCGATAGAGCTTTCAAAATTATCGAAGGATTTAGTGCTATCGATCTAGGAGACTGTGTTGCTTTATTTTGCTCATTTCCAGCAAAAGACAAAGAACTAGCAGACTGGTTAACTGCAACCGTTAGAAAACACAGAGGAAGACAACTGGTTTTGTTTGGGCACTTTAGGGTCATCGGTGCTAAACTTGGAGATGGTGTTTCACTTCAAGGAGTTCCAAAAGAATGTCTCAACGGAATAAGTCTTGGTCTTCTTGGAGACATTCACCACGGCCAACAAGTAACATCAACAGTGTACTATGTTGGATCTCCATTTCAACAAGATTTCGGCGAAGCAAACGACGGAAAACGCATTGCAATTTTTGACACTTCAACGTTTTCTTTAACGTGGGTTCCAATTACAGGGTTTCCACTATACAAAACAGTTCCATTGAATACTTGGTTGTCAGAAGTAACCGACGAGTCTGAAAATCGCTATAAGGTCGTGGTAAAAACATTCGAAGAAAACGAGCAATTTTTCACGCATCCTCTCAGCAATAGAGCACAAGTAATCTATGCTTATGGTAGAAACTCTGAAACTGAAGCGCGATCAAACGATATTACTCCAACAACTTTCAACCTAGACGGTGTTATTGAGCAATACGTTAAACTAGTTGATCACGCTAAGCAAAACATTCCAATGACCGCACAAGAAATGATAGTCATTGGAAAGCAAATTGCTGGTCTAGGTAATTGATTTTTAATTCTAATAGGAATGCCTTAAGGTTGAAACTTACCTATCACGTGAGCAAAAATACGACTGGAAGGAGGTAAAACATGATTAACCAAGTTTCAAGTATCGGCTTCGGTTCAGACATTTCAGTGATGGAAGGTTACGTTCAGGCGGCAAACGAGCGCCTTGGTAACTTCGACCTGATTATCGAGAACCGTGGTGCTAACACGTTAACGATCCTGTTGAAGGAGTGTGGTCTGTCCGCTGGTGGAACTGGACCTTATACTCCGCTTGGAGGTTACTACACGGTTGTGGCGGGTGGAATTAAATCCATCAACCTGAGCGTGTTGAGTCAGCGTATAGGCTTCTTCGGAAGCGGAAATACGACTGCAAACTTCTCGACAGTCATCAAGAACGCTGCGGATCTTCGCGGTGCTCAGATTGACATTGTCGCAACTGGTCGTCGCGGTTATGGTTTCGACACAGCAAACGACACGAAAGCGGGTCGCCCGAAGTGGGGCACTGTGGACGGGGAATCATCCACGACAGAAAACCAATAGGCTTCACGGCCGAACAAAACGAGGACTCCAAGTGGAGTTCTCGTTTTGTTTACTTTTGTCGGTTTATCAGCTATACTCTTACCATGCCAACCGAGCTCTTACCATGCCAACCGAGAATTTCTAATGCCAACAATCCACAACCCAACAAACTTTAGACCCGAAGATTATCGCGTTATTGACTACATCGATAATCAAAAACCGAAGTACTACTTCGGTCTCCCGATGGAGCAATACCAACACGAAGTCCACGCATGGGAATCACGCATGACAACGTTGTTTGGTGCCAACTGGACAAACGGAGATCCTAACGTCCACAGGTGTTGCCACTGTGGTAACGTAATCGTACGTTACATTGTCTGTTGCGAGCATATTCCAACGTCAACACGAGTGGTTTTCGGTGACGTTTGTGTTGAACGTCTCAACTTTGCTGACCACCGTCAGTTCGCTGCCGATTTCATTCGCTCAAAAGCTAATGTCCGTGCAAGAGCCGAAAAACTCGCTGCAGCAATCGAAACTTTCCTAAACGCGTATCCAGATCTGAAATATCTTTATTTGAACAGGTTTGACGTTCGCTACGAGCGAAACGGGTTTATCCAAAACGTGTTCAGTCAGTTGATGAGATATGGAAAACTTTCTCCTCGGCAAGTATCTGCTGTTGTTGAGTCTGGAGCTCGTGACCGTGAGCGATCCAGTTTAATCGAAAGACGTAGACAAACAGCAGGTCCTGCTCCTCAAGGCAGAGTTCGCATAACGGCAAGAGTTTTAACAGTCAAAAGCTATCCAACGGCAATTGGTGGTATTACTTGGAAATTTCTATTGGAGTTGGAAAACCAGTCAAGAGTGTTTTGCAGTATTCCAAGAATGCTACTTTTATCGGTAACTCTTCCATCAGAGTTGCGCGGTCGAACGGTAACCATTATTGCAACTTGGTTACCAAAACAAGACGACCATTCTTTCGCTTTCGGAAGAATGCCTGTTTGGGTTAATTCGGAAGATCAAACCACTCCGGCAGTCAGACAACCGATCACTCCAGCAGAGGCAGTCATTCAATCAAACCGTCAACCGATCACTCCTGCAACTCCTGCAATCACTCCTGCAGTCAATCGCGTCCGTGTTAATCCAGACGACTGGACATCGGAAGAAATCTAAACTTGGCTCAAGACCACTCCGTAAACTGAATCATCTGAGATGTAAGCGAATTTCTCTCCGTTCAAATCAAACCTGTTACAACGCGACCGCTCAAGAATTAGTTCATCACCAACCTTGATCTCATCACGCACTGCATTTCCACGTTGAGTTACTTTGAATCTCTCCTCAAGCATGGCAGATGGCGCGTTTTCTGGTGTAACGATGACGGATGTTCTAGGTGAAAATGGTTCAACCAATATCCACTTCCCAATGACGTTAAAATTTTCAAGCTTAACAACAGTTGACGTTAATCTTGCAATCAAGTCCCCCTGGTGCAGCGTGAGAACAGACTTTCCTTCAATGACAGTCGTCGCATTAAAGACCATCATCGCGTTCGTTTGAAACAGTACTAGGTCTCCTTCCTTAACGAAGATTTCACGAAGCTTATCGCTACCGTTAACTTTACCGTTTCCAACGGCAATAACCTGACCAAGATCGTGCACCTTTTCTCTGGTCTGAGGCATCTCGATCTTTCCTTCGAACGACTCATCCACAGGTATTATTGAAATTCGGTCACCAAATAGATTCAGTTTAGTATCCATGACTCAAAGAACAGTTTAGATTCTATCAACTTCCAACATCATCCTAGAAACAGCATTGGAGCCATATTTCTTCCTATCAACAAAACAGTCCCACGCTATGTCAACGTTATCGTTTGGGTCAAACTTCTTATTTCCGTCTACTTCAGGAAGTTTCACAACGGTTACGGTCTTGTGGTTAACAAATGATTCTGCCGCTTTCCAAGCTGCTTCCGTCGAGTCAGCGTCAAACATGATACAAATTTCTTCGACTCCCTTTAGCTTCAAAATTTTTACAACCTGCTCGTAACTCACGAAATGTTTGAAAACTCCAAGAGGTACGATTTGAGTTGATTTTCCAATGGAAAAAAACTTCTTCTCCAAACTCATCACACTCAAAATTGCTTCAACCAACACAACACAACCTGGTTTTACAGATCTGGCGGCATCGATGTTGTAAACCCAGTTTTTTGAACCAAATGGACAGACCTGTCTATTTGGAAAACGTTTTGTCGCTTCTCCGGCTTCTTCAGCGTATTTCCTGCCTTGATAGTAGACAAGCCTATCGTATTCCATAATTGGAAAAATCGCAAAAGGTTCCCATGTTGAATCACTTCTTGTAAAGCCAACTCCGTGTTCAAAAAAAGACTCCATGGTTAATCTTTTCCTAACGGCCATTTTTTCAATCAACTTTGTATAAACAGAAGTTGGCTCTTTAGCGCACTGAATAAATCCACCGGGAAGAGTAACGTCAGAACTGCTAGGTATGAATTTTTTCTTGACCAAATCTAAACTATCAAGAGACGAAACAGCTTCAGTTATGTTAGCTTCTCTGTCATCTTCAATGTCGTAACCAAGACCTCTTGCCCACTTGACAAAAGATCCACCAATAGAACATTTCCAGCAGTTAGTTCTACCGGTTCGTACGTTTACATACCGATTTCCTGATGAATCGTTGCAACCCTTCTCAGGGCAGATTATTGCAATCTCATCGTGAGTACAACGATCACGAACAACATCGAAGTGAGCTTCAATAGCGGCAAGTAAAAATTCTCTAGTCACGCAACATAGAACTATGAAAATACGATGTTAACATCGTCACTTTTCATTTGCAGTATACTTTCAGGAAAAAGTTCCGCGGCTACCGTCACAGCTTGATTACCGGCTTGGTACTGAATTTCACCAAGTTGAATTGAAGATAACCAGGCTTGAGAAATCATCTGTCCACTAGCTGTCTCAAACGTTAGATTAGCCAAGTCGACAGGATTATCTGAACTTGGTACAGGAATTTGTGCTCCTTTCAAAAAGTACACCGGCAAATTGAAAGCAAATCTGAAACCGTTTCCATTTGTTAGAATCCTGTCAAACGACGTGGGATCTGTTAGATAATTTACAACTTGATCGTCGGCTGGAAAATCGTCTCCGTCGGTCATTGGTCCTCGTCCAAGTCTAACGAGTTGTCTCCAAGATTGCAACAAGTTGTAGATTTTAGAGTTTTTCACAGAAACCGGGCTATCGAGTAAAAAAGTCACTCTTACAGCTCCAACAGCTTCATCGTAATCAGGCATGTTTACTGGTTGAGAATCTCTGATGAACGTCTTCTGAGTAATCCTTGTCGCAGGAAAGCTAATCGAAGAAGCATAGTGAAAATCATACTGATCAGGAAGGGAGACATTCACTCTGTCTTGTAGATACGTGATAACGTCACTCAAATCAAGAATCCACAGGTCTGAACGTTGTACGTTGTACTCGTCGTTTTTAGTCCACGGGTTGGTAGTTCTTATGAGTGACATAGCTTACTTAATTACAACCCATGAAG